CCACGTCCCCAAGCAAGAGCCGCCGGCGACCGGCGACGCATGGGATCGGATCGTGTCCGACCCGCGGCTCTTCCGCGCCAGGCGGCGGCTTTCAGTCTATGAAATCCGCCTGATGATCTTGCACGCCAAGGCGGCGGCCGCCGCCCTCCCCGACCCCAACGGCAACAAGCAAGAGCCGGGCGCATGAGCGACCGTGACCTTGTCTGCCGAGCCTTGCAAGACGCTTGCGACTGGCAACGAAGCCTGATCGAGGCCTATTCGAACATGCCCGGCGACCCTGCCGCGGTCGAGGCGCGCAAGACGCTTGCGGCCTATAAGCGCGTCTTGGCGAAGCGCTATGGCTCGGCCGAGCATCCGGCCGACCGGAAGCTTCGGGAAAGCGGCGCTCGCCTCGTCAGCCTGGACGAGTTGCGCGCGCAATCTGTGGCGCAATCTGTGGCGAAGGTCGAATCTGTGGCGGCCGACCGTCCGGAACAAGCCGAAAAAACCGAGTGATATCAGGTATTTGCGATGGTGGGCGCGACAGGGATCGAACCTGTGACCACCACGATGTCAACGTAAGCAAAAAGTGAAATCTCGTGTCATTTCAATGCGTTGAGCGTCATTGAGAAGCGGAACGGAACGCGAAAAGACGCGTGTTTCTGTGGCGAAGCTGTGGCGCATGGAAGCGCCACGGTCAGCCCGAAAACCGCCCTTGACTCGGCTCGACGAGGCGAAGTGACGGAATCTTGCCTTCGAGCACCATACCGACCGCGATCGACAGATAGAGCGGCGACACGCCGATCGCGTCAGCTTGGCGCTTCAGGTCGGCCGCCCGGCGCCAGATCTCGGCGTCGAAGGCGGCGAGGTCGTCGGCGGTCAGCCCTTGATCAGCCATGCGCGCAAAACGTCCGGAATGTATTGGAAAATGAACGCACCGAGGCCGACGATCCCGGTCCAGGCGGCGCCGCCGAGCACGAGGATCGCGCGCCTCGTGCCGCGCGCCTCGGCCCTTGCCTCGTCGTCGGCGCGGAACCGCCGATCGCCGGCGTCAAGCCGATCGTTGATCTTGCGAAGAGATTCCCCTACCTCTTCGAAGCTCTCTTTCGTCCGATCGGCCAACGCTTGCAACATCACCCGGAGTTCGCCGAGTTCGCGTTCGGTCGCGGGCATTTCATTTCCCTTCCCGTTCCTTGATTCCGGATATCCAGCCCTGACACTCTACTTGATCCGCATGCGCCTCAACGAGGCTTTTCGTCGCCTCGCCGAGCAATACGCGCGCGTCATTTGACCGGATCGGCGGGAATTTGACCGGGTCGCAGAACGGCGGGATTTCGCCGATCGTCGGCCGCACCACGGCGACCGGCGGCGGCGGGTTCCCGGCGCAGCCGACGCAGAGCGTCAAGCTCGCCAGGAGCAAGCTCGCAAACCGCCGGCGGCGGCCGCGCGGCGATCTCGGCTCGATAGGCATCAAAGGCCCCTTGCGTTTCGGACTGAAGGTCGGCGAGGCGCCGCGCGCGCGCCGCGGCGTCGGCGGCTTGCTCGCGTGCCAGGCGCGCGGCTTCCTTCTCGGCGGCGAGCTCGGCGGCGAGCCGCGCCGACTTGTCGGCGGCGCGGTGTTGAATCCCGGCATAGAGCGCGCCCGTCCCGAAGGCGAGCACGAGCGCCAGGACGCCGAGGCCGGCGCCGGCGAGGATGCGCACGGCCTTGAAGGCGAAGAGCCCGACGAGCTCGCGCCAATACATCGCCGCCGCGCCGGCGCCGAGCGGCGCGACGAGGCCGAGCCCGGCAAGGCCTATATCGGTCCATGTCATGCCGGCGCGCCCCGCTGATCGGCGCGCCGCTTCCGAAGCCAATCGGACGCCAAGCCATAGAGCACAAGGCCGACGCCGAGGACGATCAGCGCGGCCGCCGCATATTTGAGGATTGGCACATAGGTCGCGAAGGCCGAGACCTGTTGCGCCTGATTCAAGACCTGATCGGCGGTCCCGCCGCCGACCGTGAAGCCGGCGCCGAGTTCCTTCGCCTGCGCTTGCAGAAGCGTCGGCGGATCGGCGCTCGCCGGCTTCTCGGGTCGCGGCTCGGCCTCGGCGGCGAGGCGTTGCGACAAGGCGGCGCGCGTCACCTGATCGGCGATGCCGGTCACGGGAACGCCGGCGCTCGCCTGGAAGGCGCGGATCGCCTTCACGGTTTCCGGACCCTTGCGACCGTCGACGACGAGCGGGAAGCCGGCCGCGACGAGGTTCGACTGTAGCGTCGCGATGTCCGGATCCGGCCCGGCGGCCTCCCAGGACACGCCTTCGCCGATCAGTTTCCAGATCCGATCGAACCAGGCGATCCGATCCTTCAAACCGTTCTTGCCACCGTTGATCTTTTGCGTGATCTCGACGATCGCGTTCCGATCGGCCTTCTCGTTGCAATTGCCGTCGGTCCATTCGGCGAGCGCGGGCGCGAGCAAATAGCGCGCATCGGTCGCGAGGTCCGGATTGCCGACGAAATCGACGCCGAGGCGCGCGCCGTAGCGTCGATAGGCGTCGAGCCCGGTCATTTGCATCGGACCGCGACCGCGGTAGCGATAGCCGTCATCGGCCGGCGCCGGACGGTTGCCCATGCGGCCGCCATAGACACAGATCCCGAGGCCGACCGGGTCGCGAAGATAGGCCTTCGTGCCTGGATAGCGGGTCGGCCAAACCTCTTTCAGCCGCCCGGCGGTCGTGTAGTGCAAATTCTCGACGAGGATCGTCAGGCCGCCGGTCTCATGACAGACTTGCGCCATGAAATGAGCCATGCGCAACGGCGTCGTGATGCCGGCGGCGGCGATCTCGCCGTCGGCCCGCTCGAAGGCCTCGACATAACGCGCATTGGCGCGCGGGCAGAGCGCCCGAACGATCTCAACGGCTCGCATGAATTCCCCCTTAGAGAGCGCCGCGCGCGACGAGATAGGCCGTGAACGCCGCTTCCATGTCAGCGATGTTCTGCGCGGTAAGCCCGCCGCCCGCATGGACGATGCCGATCGTGCGCGTCGAGTAGCTGGACCCCCCCTCGCGCATCAGGACGCGGATGTTTGCGTTAGTCGGCGCGGCGGACGTTCCGGGCTGCGTCGCGACGTTCAAGCCGTCACGATAGATGTCGAACCCGGTCGAGCCAGTGCGATTGTGAACGAAGTGCTGGACCGCGGTTGCGATCGTGCCCGTGCCCGATCCGTAGAGCCCGGTCGTGTTGTTCATCAGGCCTTGATGCTGACCGGATCCTGACCTTGTGATGATGTAGCCGCGGGTCACCCCAATATCCGCAGCACCGGCCGACACAGTGTCGGTCGCCTCAACTACTGGGTAAACGCCAATGTGAGCGCTGTTCTGGCTGGACTGGCCACCGTAAGTCGTTGGATTGTAGTTTGTGTTAATATAGTCCGCGACCGAAAGCGTGCCCTTGTAGCCGCGATCCGCCGTGAAGATCGGACCGCTACCTGCAACGACGAGCGCCGCCGTCCGCGTGCTTTCCTTCCAGTCGAGCAGAGCATGCTGACTTTCCGGCACCGCATAGACTTGAAGCATATCGAGCTTGGTCCAAACGCCGGCGTCCTTCAGCGCCTTGATGAGCGTGTTGGAATGCAGCTTCTGGACGCCGTCCGGCGCCGGCGACATGCGCGCGAACAACGTCGTCGCCTCGGTTTCGTAAGCCGGCGCCGCGATGATCGGGCCGAGGCCGTTCGAAGTGCCCGAGTCGCTGCCGCTGGCGTTGGTGGCGGTTTCCGTGCAGGTGATCGTCGTACCGGCGTCCGCCGAGACGGTCGTGTAGGTGAAGGCCGTGGCGCCGCTGATGGCGACGCCGTTCCGCTTCCACTGGATCGCGACCGACGGCGCCGGATAGCCGTTCCAGACGGTCGGCGTCAGGGTGAGAACAAACCCCTCGTTCAGGTCCCCGTCGATCGTACCGGCAACGGCAACGCTCGGCGCGGTCGGCACGCCGACGATCGGCCCGACCGCGTCCGCCGTTGCTGTGTCGCTACCGCTGGCGTTGGTCGAGGTGACGTCGCACGAAATCATCGTGTCCGCGTCGGCGGCGATCAACAGATAGGTCGAGGAGGTGGCGCCGGCGATGTTCGAGCCGTCGCGCTTCCACTGGTAGGTCTTCGTCCCGGCCGGGTATTCCGACCAAGCACCATCGGAGACGTTCAAGGTCTGCCCGGTCGTCAGCGTTCCGGAGATGACCGGCAGCGACGTGTTGGACGGTGCCAGCGGCACCGGCGGGCCCTGCACGACCGCGAACTTGGCGAACGTGTACTCGTGAAGGTCTAGGATCTCGGCGTCGGTGACTTCCTCGCTTGTGGTCGCACCCATATAGGTCGCGTAAATGTCGCCGGTGAACGGGACATGCAACGCCGCGGAGTTCAGCCAAGTCCAGGCCGGCACGCCAGTTGCCGCGGTCGAGCTCGACTGGCCTTTTGTGCCATCGAGTGCGTATTCGCCCTGAAGAACGCCATCCAGGTAGAGTTTGGCGATCGGTGTCGCCTTGTCGGGGTTGTTGTTGTCGAACAGGAACGTGAAGGTGTGGACCGGGTCACCGGCCACGCCATAAGGGATGCGGTCGGTCGTGAAGGTCTCGTCTTCGCCTGATGTCTGTGGCGTCGGGCCGCTGCTCCATTGCGAGTTAAGCGCCCACGGTACCTCGCCGCCGCCGTAGGTGAACAGCGCCTCGCCCACGACCGCGGTCCCGCTGTCGAACTTAATCAGATCCGAGGAGGAGCAGGCGTTTGTGGCGATGCCGACGCAAGCTTCGGCTTTTTCCAGTGTATCATGGAGCCGTCCGTAGCTACTGCCGCCGACATAACCGGTCACGTAATAGAAGCCGTCGGCCAGCGGCAGACCGGTATCGAGCCGCACGGGCCTCGTGGCTTCCGGCGCGAACCAAATCTCAATCCTAGTCAGATCCCTAAACGGCTTCTGACCGAGGATATCGCCATTCTCCGGCGAAGAACCATTGTCGGACAACGTCCAGTTCGCGGCGACGACAATGCCGCGGTTCGTCGGGCCGCTGTATTTCGGGAAGCTCGTAATGAAGTTGGCGCCGCCGTTCGCTTCGAGCCATTCGAGGAAGAACATTTGCCGATGGCCGTCGCCGACGCGTTCCGGAGCGAACAAGACGAAGATGCCCGCGCCTTGCGTGGTCGGGATGATCGGGTTCGTGTTGTTCGTCGCGTCCAGCGCGGTCGGGTGCAGCGTGTAGCTGGTGCCGCCGGCCCCGAGCCGGACATAGTAGGATGTGCCGGCGGTGAAGCCGGCCGGGATCGCATTGCCCGCTGGCGGCGCCTTGAACTTCACCCGATCGCCAGTCGCGAACCTTCCGTTGATGTTGTCGTAGGTGATCACGCCCGTCGTTGTGTTGACGGCGGTCGGCGCGAGAATGTTCTTGCGGATGTTCCGGTTGTTGTTCGGGATGATGCGGGCGACATGCGTCACCCAGCCGGCCCGCCGGTTTGTCACAGCCTGCCGAGCTAGGGTGGTCGAGATGCCGCCCTGCACCGGCGACGGGCCGTAGAGGTTGTAGGTGCCGCCCTCGTTGGCACGCGGGTCGCGGGCGATCTCACGGGAGACGACATGACGCCCGTTGCCGTCGATCTGCACCCGCATGCCGGACTGGCGATCGTTTAGAACGCGGTTCTGGATCGTGCAGCCTGAGCCGAGCCGATCAAAAATCTTATCGATCAAGGGCTCGGAATAAATCCGGTGCGTGCCCGTGCCCTGCGTCGTCAGGTTGATCTTGTTGGTCAGCTCGATGAAGTTCTGAGCGGGCATCGGTTCCTCGAAATACACCTGCGAAGGCATATTCGTGTGGTCGGTGTCGCTCATCTCCGGGTAAACGTCGTAGCCGCCACCCCCGTTCGGAGAGATGTAGTATGGCGTGTCGGCCTGAAGCGGCGCCGGCAGAGTGCCCGTCGAGGAGAAGAAGACCGGCGCGCCCTTGAAGTCGCCAGATCCTCCGTTGTACGCTGAAAAATTGAGGTCCGCGAGATCCAGCCTGTCATTTACGGTATCAACGCTAGACGGGGCAAATGTCTCATCAAGCGAAATGTAATTACTTGACGTATCTCCAGGCTCGAAAGCAAATATCATAGACGGAATCGACGGCAGCCCGACTTGCACGATGTCGATCGGGTTGGTCGGGTCACTCGTCGCCGAGTCAGATCCTTCGCCATTCGTGGCGGTGACCGTGCAGGTCAATGTGAAGCCGACGTCGAGATAGTCCGGCACATAGGTCGCCGCCGCCCCCCCGGAGATGGCGACCCCCTCGCGCTTCCACTGATACGCATAGGTGATCGTCGGTGCGCCCGACCAGAGGCCCGGCGAGCAGGTGAGCGTCTGGAACTGCTCCGGCGTCCCGGAGATCGTCGGCGGCGACACATTGACCGGCGGCCCGCTCGCCGAGACGGCCGTCGACGTCGCCTGCGCGCTGCCGGCGGTGTTGGTGGCGGTGACGGTGACGGTGATGTCCGGCCCGATGTCGTCCGCCGTCACGGCGTAAGTGCTGCTCGTCGCGCCGGAGATCGCGACCCCGTCCCGCTTCCACTGATAGGCATAGGTCGGCGTCGGGAAGCCCGCCCAAGTGCCGGTCGAGGCGGAAAGGTTCTGCCCTTCGGCAAGCACGCCGGAAATCGCCGGCAGCGCCGTGTTGGTCGGGAGGTAGAGCACCTCCGACGTCGGCGCCGAGCTCGCCGAGGCGTTCCCGGACCCGTTCGTCGCTGTGACGATCACGGTGATTTCCGCGCCGGCGTCGGCGGCGACGAGCGCATAGGTCGAGGCCGTCGCCCCGGAGATCGGCGACCCGTCCCGCCGCCACTGATAGGCATAGGTCGGCGTCGGAGAGCCCGACCAGCTTCCGGTCGAGGCAGTGAGCGTCTGACCGACCGTCGCGGTCCCGGTGATCTGCGGCAGCGCCGTGTTGACCGGCGGCGCCGTCACCGCCGCCGTCTCCGCCGACGTGGCGCTGGCGTTGCCTGCCGGGTTCGTCGCGGTGACCGCGCAGGTCAGAAGCGCGCCGGCATCCGCCTGGACCGGCGTGTAAGTGTCCGCCGTGGCGCCCGAGATCGCGACGCCGCCACGCTTCCACTGATAGGCGAAGGTCGGCGTCGTCGTACTCGTCCAGGTGCCGTTGCTGACCACGAGGACGGAACCGACCGCGGCGGTGCCGGTGATGACCGGCAGCACGGTGTTGACCGGCGGCGAGAAAGCAAAACCGAGCGCCTGGACGACATCGTCTGGCGTCGAGACCAAGGTCACGCTGGACGCGGCGACGCGCGCGGTCACCACGCGGCGGCCGAACGAGACCATCTGCTTGACGATGACCGGTTCAGACATCGTCGTTGATGCCCTCGGCGATGATGAGTCGGCCTGCCATCAGCGTAAGTTCGGCCCCTGAAAGGCGTTGCTCAAGTTCGTAGGTGGTGAGAGCGCCCGCGGGCAGCGCGCGGGTTTCCGCTGCGGTCAGGTCGAGCGTCACCTGGCCGGCGAACGCGTCGACCGTAAGCTCGTCATCCGCCGAAGCCTTCTGAAGCGTGCCGCTGCGATGGACCGCGGTGAAGACGAAGCTCGACCCTGTCAGATCGAGCGGCGTGTCGTCGGTGTCCGTGACGAACTGAAACGTCAGGCTGAGACTGTTGCCCTGCCGCCCTTCGATATCGTATTCAGCGGCCATAGGCGCCCCTGTCGGTTGCGCGTCGCGTCACGGTGCGACAACGGTGATCCAGATGGTCTCGCGCGCGTCCGGGAACGGCGGCTCAAGGTCGTAGCGGTGCAGGCCGTCGTCGGCGGGCGAGGTCGGATCCCAGGTGAGGGTTCCCGAGAACGTGCCGAGGCTGAGTCCGTTGCGATAGACGACCGTTCCGCTTGGCAGGCCCGTGGCGATCGTCTGCGTCGAGCCGTCGCCGTCGATCGTGGCGTCGGATCCCATGCCGATCACCGGCCGCGCGGTCAGCACCGGGTCGCCGACGCCGATCACCATGTAATGCGAGGCGTCGTCATAGGCGCCGTCGGGAAGCGCCTTCATGCCGGTGCCGGCCGGGCGCGCATAGTCGCCGAACCAAGATTCATCCGATCGCGTGATGATGTCGAGGATTTCGCCGGTCGTGTTGTTGAAGAGCGCATAGCGGCGATTGGTCGTCATCGCTTGAACTCTTGGAATTCGCACCAACGGCGGCGCGCGGTCAACGGTGTTCCGATGCCGCGCATCTCGATAGAATAGTTTGTCGATCCAGATACACTTGCGTTTGTGTCGTCAAAGTCGACGAACATTTCGCCGCCGATGGTATAGCCGGTCGAAATCTCTTTCTGCACCGGGAACGACCGGTCGAACTGATAGAGCAACACGGCGTCGCGGAAGATGCGGATATCGCAATCGAGGCCGCCAGGTCCGACCGGGTCGGGCGCGATCGACCACGAGAAGCGGCCTTTCAACACGGTGCCGGCGGTGCGGCTCACGTTGAATTGCCGGAATTGCGTATAGGTCCCGGTGCCGGCCGAGATCGTGACGCCGCCCGAGATATAGTTGGCGCCGACATTGGTGATCGCGTGATCGGCGACCTTGATCGTGTCGACCGCCGCGGTCGCGATCTGGCTTCCGTCGACTTCGAGCGCGGCGAGCTCTTCGGATCCTTCCGACCATTTCGAGCGGGTCGTCTGGCTCGCGTCGCCGTCGCCGAAATAAGGCTCGGTCACATAGCCGCGCGGATTGGCGCCGCCGGTCATCGTGGCGCGGAAGCGAACCTCGGCGACGGCGGCGAGCGCGGGCGCGGTGAATTGCGTGACCGCCTCGACATAGTCGGCGCGTTTCTTGCCGCCCGTGGCGCCGCTCGCCGCGGTGCCGACCGAGGTCGAGATCGTCGCGCCGGTGTCGTCGTACCAGACGACGACCGGCGTCAGCGTACAGTTGACGACGCCGACGAGGCCCGAGACTTCATAGGTCTCGCCGGCCTTGACCGGATAGAAGTTGCCGCCGCGCCCGGTGTTGCGGATGTCGACCACGGTCGCGGCGCTCGGCGTGCCGGTCGCGGCAATGTAGAGCGTATTGCCGCCGAGAAGTTGCTTCGCCGCGCTCTCGTTGCGGCCGAGCGTCCATGTCAAGCCGGTCGTGTTGTTGGTCGTTCCCCAATTGGTCGTCGAGCGGCGGAGCGCGGAATTGTAAAGGCGGTTGACGCCGGCCGCGCCGGTGCCGATGTCGTCCGGATCCATCGTCACGGAAACCCAGGACGTCCAAAGCCTGTCCTTTGGCTGATCCTGAAAGATGTAGCTTGCGCGGAATTCGAAGGTTCCGCTCGCGCCGACGCCGGCCGAGATGGTCGCGGCGCCGTCTTCGGCGTCGTCGATCCGGGTCGGCACGACGCGCGTCGTGCCCTGCCGCCGGACCTGAACGACCATGGCGTCGACAGTGTGGTCGTCGGGCGGCGTCCAGGTGATATCGAGCGCCGACTTGCGCTTGCCATTGGCGCCGGTGATGAAGGCCGAGGCCCCGGCGAGCGAGGCCGGCGCACCGGTGTCGGCCGGAATGTTTGGCGCGACCTTGGTCGACGGCGTCCAGACGTCGGTGTCGTCATCCCAGATCGAGGCGTCGGTTTCCTGAAGCGTCAGGGTCACGTTTAGCAAATCGTCGTCGCGATCCTGCCAATTGACGATGACGAAATCTTTCGTCCATCCTCCCCATTTGCTCGTCGTCCAGCGGATCACGTCGCCGGCTTCGAGGCCGATGAATTTCGGGCCGAGCGTGATTTGCCCGTTCCATTGCTTGCGCGACTGGCGCAGATATTGCCGCATCAACTGCCGCGCCTGATAGCGGTCGGTGACGCAGTCGAAATCAACCGAGGTTTCCAGGCGCCGGCCGTCTTCGGCGAGCGCCGAGGCATCCTTGATCGGCGCGATCTCTTTCATCTGCCAATCGCGGTCCGGCGACAGATAGGTCGCATAGATCTCGTTGATCAGGCCCGAGCCGGCCGGCCGTTTGTCCGACATGCGGATCGGCTCGCCCGGCGCCAAGTCGGCGTCGGTGATGGTCGCGACCGGCGTCACGGCGACGCCGGCCTGAACCCAAAGTTTGCCGCGCCGAATCGCGCGCGACCCGCCGGTCGCCAACATGACCTGATCGAGCACGGCGCGATGGTCGGCGTTGCGGCCGCCATTCCAGATCGCCGCGATCGAATAGCGGTCGGAATGCGAGCCGTCCGGCCGGGTCACGTTCTGATCGCACGCATTCATGGCGGCCATGAAGGACGCAAGGTCGAGCTCGTCGGCCGCCCAGCCGGCGCCGACCCACAATTCGCCCGAGACATAGTAACCGCGCATGTAGTGATAGAGCGCGACATACGGGTTCGCGCTGAACTGCCATGTCGTCGGGTCGTTGAACCGATGCGCGCCCGAGCCGCCCGGTTGCGTGCCGTCCTTGCGCGGGTCGTAGAGCTTGGCGCCGTCGAGAACCCAAAGCAAAGTCGGCGGTTGCTTCGACGGAAACTCTTTTGCCCGATATTCGAGCGTGCAAGAAACGTAGGCGATCCCTTTCAGATCGTGCGAATTCGTCCACCAGCCGGACGGGTCGGCGCGATTGACCAATTCGCTATCTTGCTGTTGCGTCGTCAGCCCTTTGAACCAACGGACTTCAAAGTGTCCATTGTATCCGCTGACCTGATAAACGCCGTTGTTGTTACCAGACGGCGAGCCGCCGGTCAGGTTTCGGGTCGTGCCGTCGGCGACGACTTCGACGAGACCTTGGCATTCATGGTCGCCGAGCGCATAGACGACTTGCAATTGTCTTTTGTCGTTGCCATACACATTGTCATGCACGACCGATCCGGCGGTCGCCATGCGGCCGATCACCAGGCAGCGCGGGACCTGCGTCCCGACGCTCGGCCGGTCTTTCTTGCCGCCGGCCTTCGGCGAGGCGGGATCTGGCGCCAGGAGTTGCGCGCCATAGGAGAGCCCGACCGACACGGCGATCTCGGCGCCGATGACGAGCGCCGTCGCGGCGGTCGACGAGATCGCGAAATAGCTTGCGGTTGCGGCGATGGCCGCGGCTTCGAGCCCCATTAGGCGACCCTGAAGGCGCGCGCGACCGCCGCCGGCGAGGCGCGGTAGAGGCCGCCGTTGATCGAACGGGAAACCCAATCCTGACCATCGAAGATCAGGATCATTTCGCGAGCGAGCTCGCCGGGCGGAACGCCGAGGTCGCCGAGCAACGCCGCGCCCGGCGCGATCTCGCTATAATGGCAGGCAAGCCCCTCGCCGAGATCGGCGAAGCCGTGCGCGGCGAGCAGCGCGAAGGCCTGCGGGATCGTCCGATAGCATCCGACCATGTTCGCCCATGGCGGCCGCCGGCCGGTGACGGCCTCGACGACTTCGGCCGCCAAGGCAAAGCAATCTTGCGTACCGCGCTTGAACGGCTCTTTCTGCGCGCGAACCAAGATGTCGATTGCTGCAACGCGGTTCACGTCTTGACCCCTTTTGCCCAACGCCGGATCTTGCCAAGACGATCGATGTTGCGAAGTCCGTCGTCGTTCGGAAAGGTCAAGCGCTGACTTTCGTCGTTGCGATCGTGCGCACCCTTGCGTTGCGCCTCGATCATCGGTGATTCGACTTTTGCTTCAAGATAAGCGAGGCCGGAACCTTCGGCCGACGGTTGCTCGACATAAGCGACACTGTCGATATAGCCGCGGTAACGAAGCGCCACCTCGATCAAGGTCCCGCTCGTCGAGAAGATCGCGCGAAAGACGGAAAGCCGCTGGCCCTTGTAATCGGTTGTCAGCAGCGATTGCAGGATGTCCGACGAGAGCGGCGCCGACGGCACGGCGCGCAGCCGGACCGTCATTTCGGGCGCGGCACCGTCGGTGCCGATGGCGCCGAGCTCGATTTCGAAGAGCGAGCCGCCGGCCTGGAATGTCTTTCCGCTCGCCGGACTGTCGACCACCGCGCCGCCGACGCCGTCGACCGGCGTGATCGGCTCGCTTCCGTCCCAATAACCCCAATCGGAGGCAAGCTCGAAAAGGATCATGCGCCGCTTGACGATCGCGCCGGCGGCGAGCGCGGTCAGTGCGGCCGACGAATAGCTTCTCACTGATAGAAGACCTGTTGCGCCTCGAAGGCGACGCGCTCTTGGTGAAGGTCGCGACCGATCTCGATCGAGCCAGGCACGAGCCGGAAGGTTGCGACCGGCTTCAGCACGTTGGCGACCGCCGAGGTCGAGAAGACCGCGGTCGCGACGGGCGGATAGACGGTCACGACGGCGACGCCGGCGGCCGCCGTGACGTCGGCGGCGACCACGTGAAGCGACCGGTTCGACCCTTCGGACAGGCCGATATGATCGCCTTTCTTGAAGGCATAGGTCGACGGCAAGGTCGAGAGCGAGATCGTCGACGTCGTGCGCGCGGTGACGGTCGCGGTCCCGTCGAACGACCCGCCGGCGTGACGCGTCAGGCCGCCGATCCCGTTCTTGTAGTTCCTCGGATAGCCGCGCAGGATGTCATAGGCCCAAAAGGTCCCGACGCCGCCTTTCTGGCCCTGAAGCCAATCCATCAGCGTCACGCCGGCCGTTCGCATGAGCGGCCGGCTCTCGCACCTCATGCGCCAGCGCGCCGGTTGCGACTGAATGATCGGCGAGCCGACGCCGGCGGTCGCGGTGAATTCGAGGATGTCGAACACGGTTTGGCGAAGCACCGTGTCGGGAAAGAGCACGCTCATAGCTGACCCCTGACCCGCTTCGACTTGACGACGCGCTCGATGGCGCCGGGAAGCTCGCGGTCGCGCTCGGCGAGGCGCGCTTCGAGGCGGCGGATTGCGGCCGGATCGGCGCCGCGCGCGTCGATCGTGGTGACGACCGAGACCCCGCCGCCGCCGCCCGCCGGCACGATGCGGCCGGCCGTCTTCGGCACGAAGGTTTCCGGCCCGTTTTCGCCGACCCGGTAGGGTTGACCGGCATTGACCGGACCGCCGCCGGCGCGGCCGAGAAGCGCCGCGATGATGCCGCCGCCAGGACCGCCGAGCGTCGTGCCGGTCGGCCCGAAGGCGGCGGCGATCAGTTGCTTCGCGGCGATGTCGATCAGGAGGTCGGCGACCTTGGTCAGCGCATTCGAGGCGGCCTTGCGGAACGCCTCGGCCGCGCTCGCGCCCTCTTGGAAGGCGGAACGAAGGTCGGTGCCGAAGCCCGAGACGAGCGAGGTCGCTTCCGACCGGAAACTGTCGGCCGACTTGATGAGATCTTCCTGCGCCTTCTTGGCTTCCTCGGCTTTGACCACGGCGGCCGCATAGGCGCCGGCGAGCTCGTTGATCGAGGCCTTTTGCGCATCGGTCAGCTTAAGGCCCGATTGCCGCGCGGCGTTTTCGAGTTCCTGAACCTTTTTCGCTTTCTCTTGCTCGAAGCGCGACAGCGCGACGGTTGCCGCCTCGACCTTGAGCGCGTCGATCTTTTCGTTGATCGCCTTCGTCTCGCGCTGATAGTCCGAGACCTTGGCCGACGAGGACCCGCCGCCGCCCGAGCCGGTCGACGTGTTCGGGATGATCGTCGGCTTCTTGGTCGGCAGCGCGGGCGGCGCCGGCGGCTCGGCGCCGAAACTGCCGCCGGTCGTGAATTTCGGCTTCGACCCGCCGAGCGGCGGCGGCGCGCCGCCGAGCGGGTTGCCCAACGGGTCGACGTTCGACGACGTGTCGAAGCTTCCCGTTCCGATATCAGCGAACGATTGCTTGATCGCGCCAATTCCCTTGATCACTTCCGTGATGAAGGTTCCGAAGCCGGCTTTCGCGCGCAGCACCGCAGCATTCCAGGCGTCATCGAACTCGCCGGCCGCCTTGACCAGATCTTCGCGCACCACGACGCCGGCGTCTTTGGCCGCTTGGTTGACGTCGCCAAGGCCGCCGGCGATCTGGCGCAGCACCGGCACGAGGTTCGCGCCCGAGCGGCCGAAGCCGATCACGGCGGCGGCGGCGGCTTCCTGATCGGTCGCCGCATTGGCGACAAGCTTCGCGTAATCGACGAGAAGGTCGTTAAACGGCCGAAGGTTGCCGCCGGCATCGCGCAGCGCGAGGCCGTTCGCCTCGAAGAGCTTGCGCAACTGGCTCGACTTGTCGCCGGTTTGGCCGATTTCTTTCGAGAGAAACTGAAGCGCGGTCGTGATTTCCTCGGCCGAGCTCGCCGATTGCATGGCGGCGAACTGCAAGGCCTGCAACGATTCGGCCGCGATGCCGATGCGTTGCGAGGCGTCGTCGATGTCGGCGAGGCGCGTGATTTCGGCTGAGACGGCAGAGATGCCGCCGACCGCGGCGAAGGCCGCCGCGCCGAAGCGCGTCAGGCCGGCCGCCGCCGACTGCCCGAGGGTCGCGAACTTTTCCTCGATCACCTTCGCGGTTTGCGCCGACCGCGCTTCCATTTGCTTCGCCGACCGGTCGAGGATCTGGACGGCCTTCGCCATGTCCTTTTCGAACTTCGTCGCGGTCGCCTCTAACCGAAGCTGAAGCGTCTCGACGTCGGTCGCCGGCATGTCAATGCATCTCCCAAATCGGCGGTTCGTCGAGCCAGGCGGTCAGGTTCGCGGCCTCGGCCTCCGACAGGCGGGTCGGCGCGCCCTTGCCGCTATGCGCCTCGCGATAGCCTTCCGCCGCGGCGGTGAACTGCCATAGGCTCATGTCGTCGACCTGTTGCGGCGTCCATCCGATCACGCTTCCGGCGCCATAGAAGCCGGCGAAGCGGATGAGGCCGGCGCCGGCGCCGCCCTTGCCGTCTTCCTCGCCGGCCGCCGTTTTCCCAACGGCTCGTCGTCGACGCCATAGATCGCCGCGCCGAGAATGACGATCGCCGGGTTGCGCGCCTCGGCAAGCGGCCGGTCGTCGACATAGGTCTTCACGAGCCGGCCGGCTTCGTTCGGCGTCATGCCGCCGCCGATCAGGCCGCATCGGATCGTTTCGCGAAGATCGTCGACGCGCCATTGGTCGAACTGTATCCGGCGCATGAGCTCGAAAGGCCCCGCGCCGGTCTTCTCTTGAAGCTCGCGCAACATGCCGATCGGCAGACGAAAACAGCGCTCTTCGCCCGCCCATTCGAAGGTGACGCTCGCGTTGCGCGAGCCTTTCGGCGTCGGCTCGGTCACGGAGCGGCAACCCAGGTCAAGGCGCCGTCGGATTGCATCGAGATCGCGAGCTCGACCTTTTCGCCGAGGTTCGCCGAGATCTCGAAGCTCGTCAGGTGCCAGGACCCGGTGAAGTAGCCGCCACCCTGCGCGCCGGTTCCCGAGATCTCGACGCGCGCGTTCTTGGGCAACGTCGAGAGCGCGAAGGCGCGCCAGGTGCCGAGGCTTTCCATCGCCATCACGCCGGACCCGGAGATCTCGCCGGAAAGCGAGCGCACATCGCGGCCGAGCCAGGCCGCGGCGTCCGGGTCGTCGCAGTCGGGAACCGTCGTGTCGACGAGTTCCTTCGTGATCGACAGGCTCTTTTCGGTGAAGCCGCACGGCACGGCGAACACTTCCGGCGTCGCGCCGTTGCCGAGATAGACCTTGAATTGACCAAATTTCCGGGTGTTCGGCAGAGCCATGGCGGTTCCCCTTCAGTGCGCTTCGACGAGCGCGCGGTAAGTACAGACGCCGTGAACCGTGACGCCGTCGCCTTCGACGAAGGCGCGGCTATCGCGGTGACGGATCTCGATCAGCGAGCCGCCGACGAGCGCGAGGTCGGCGGAATGCAAGGCCGCGCGCACGGCGGCCTGGATCGCCATCGCTTCCGGCTTGCCGCCGTAGGAATCCTGTCGCGACCACGAATGCAGCGTGACGAACACTTCGGCCGCCTCGATCCCTTCCGCCTCGTCGTCGATCACTTGCACTTCGCCGACATGGACGTAAGGAAACGTGACGCTTTGCGGCGGCCGGTCGTAGACCCGGCCGTCGACGACGCGCTTCGCCTTCAGGCGACCGACGATCGCCCGTTGCATCTCGTTTCCGACGTCCATGTCAGCCTTTCACGGCGGCGAGCGCGGCCTTGCGCACGGCGGTCGAGATCTTCCGCTTCAGCTTCTTCCGGAGCGCGCGAAACGGCCCATAGAAGAACGGCCGCGCGGCCGAGCCCGGATGTTGCCGGCCCTGATCCTGATACTTGCCCGACGACCGGTTCGCGTCCTTCGCCAGGCTGTGCGGCTTGGTGCCGAACTCGACGAGGCGCGCGTACCATCCGTCTTGATCGCCGGCGATAATGGTCGCGGTCAGATCCGGGTCGCCTTCGACCGATCCGGCGCGCAGTTGCGCTGACCCCGCCGTCTTGAACGATCCCATCACGTAACGGATCGACTTGCGAAGCTTGCCGGACTTGACCGGCACGACCCTTTGCTGAAAGGCGACGACTTCGCCGGCGGCGCCTTCAATCGACGCGCGAAGCGCCGGCCGGACGGTTTGCGGGATCGCGCGAAGCTTCGCGAGCGCCTTTTCGCGGCCTTCCAGTTTCAAGGATCGCCCCCTGTCGGCGCGCGCCGGCGGCATGATGCGACGGGACCAGGCCGGAATAGCCGGCCTTATAGGCGACGATCACCGAGTTTTTCGCCCGGTGATCGTAATCGGTAATGAAGGTGACGCGCTCGGCCATTACGAAGACGTGCCGAGCACCACGATATCGTAGGAGACAGGCGTACCGCCGCCCGAATTGGCGACGAGAAGAATGTCGCCGGTGCCGGCCGTCACGGTCGCGCCATCCTGCGGCGCGAACCAGACGAAGGCGCCGCCCGGCTTGACGCGGATCTTGTCGGTCGCGTCGTTGAACATGCCGACGAAGGTGTTCGAGGCGGCGCCGCCGATCACGACGTCGTTGACGTTGTCGGTCTTGGCGAAGACCATGATCGCGCGGATCTTCGCGAAGGTCAGCGCCGCGCCGAGCACGTCGGTCAGCGCGCCGGCAAGGTCGAGGTTTTCGGTCGCGCTCGCGGCGAGCGTGCGCGTGTCCATGAAGGCCTTGTCACACTGATTGACGCCGGTGCCGGCCGTGATGATCTGTTGCCGCTTGGTCAATTCCGCGAAGGTCGCGGCGACGGCGGCGAGGTCGTTCGCGCCCGATACCGAACCGGCGAGCGCGAGCGTCAGGGTTGCATTGACGGTCATTGTGCGGATCCCTCTTCGACGGTCAGGTCTAGCGATGCGCCGTCCGGCGCCAGCACGATCGAGCGGATTTGCAGCGCGCGGCCGGCATAGGGCGGATTGACGAAGACGGCGCGGTCGGCGGCGGTCAGGCCGGCCGTCACGCTGTCGCGGCGGATGGTCAGGACGCCGAGCATGGTCGATTCCAGGCGCCCGGCCTCGACTTGCTCGCGCCCGAACGACGGCCGGAACGCCGCGCGGCGCTCGACGAGAAGCGCCCAGGGTTGAAGCACGTTGCCGGCGCCGTCGCCGGTCGGGTCGACAGACTGGCGCTCGAAGCGCACGCGATGGTGGAGCATGCCGGCGGCGAGCGTCATGCGAACGGCGACCGGAAATTTTGAAGCAGGCGATCAACCGTGACGGCCGACGGCAAGGCCTCGACCCCGCCCGGCGAAAGCGTCTCGCGGTAGCGGTAGAGGTCGGCAACGATGAAGAGAAGCGGCCGGAGGAAGTCGGCCGGCACCGCGCCCGGATTGTCGCCATAGCCGGCGACGAAGCTGACGGTCACGGCGTCCGAGCGACCGTAGAGCGACGGCAAGGCCGCGACCGCCTTGAACCGAAGGTAGGGCGTTCCCGACACGAGCTCATAGGACGAGCCCGCCAAGGTTTGCTCGACGTCGTCTTCGTCGCGGTACTTGACCGAGGCGATCGAGCGGACCGGCCGCTTCGGCAACTCGACGAGGCGTTCGCCCGTGACCGAGCGCGGCCAGCATTGAAGCCGGTGCGACCATGTCGAGGCTATATAGACTTGACCGGTCACGCGCTCGATATAGGCGGTCGCGGTCGCGATCATTTGGTCGATCAGTATGTCGTCGTCGGGAAATTCGACCCGAAGATGCGCCTTCATGTCGGCGAGCGTGACCGGTTGCATTTGCGGTGCAACGGTCCGGATCGGTTCGAGCAAAGGCGTCATCTTCGGGTTTTCCTCGCGACGGATCAGGGTTACGCCTGATTGGCCGACGGCTTGTTCGCCGCATGGCCGCGCACGACCATGGCGCAAAGCGGCGTGCCCGAACCATGCGTTCCGGAGAAGTCGGCGAGGAGCTTCAGGTAACGCTTGCCGCCCTTGTAGCCGAAGCGATAGGCGGCGGCGGCGGCGTGCGCCGCGGTCAGCGACTTGATGATGCCCGACGAGATGCCCGAGACGCCGAGCATGTCCGCATCGGCGACGTTCGCATAGGTCGAGTCGTCGTCGGAATGCGTGAGCTTGAACTCGATCTTGTTGGTCGAATCGAAGGTGATGCCTCCGATCCCGATGCCGAGCACGATCTCGGCGGCGTCGTAGCCCTGGAGGTCGATCGCGGCCGGCGTGTTGTCGGCCGAGAGCACGACCGGCCCGAACATGAGCGCGAGCTGCATTCCCGAATGAATATCCTTCATGGCCGTAGCCCTTTGCGTGAGGCGTGTCGGTGCGAGCCCGGCGCGCGGATGGCGCCGGGNNGGTTCAGGCGGCCGGCGCGCGGCGCGCGCGGGCGGCGTCGGTTACGACGTGGCGATCTTCAGGAGCTTGATCGCCTCATAGTTCTGGATCCCGCCGCCGACGCGCTTGGTCGTGTAGAAGGCGACCTTGCCGTTCGTCTTGTAGGGATTGCGCAAAACCCGGATCCCGCCCCGGTCGACGATCAGATAGGCGCGGTTGAAGTCGCCGAAGGCGATCGGCAGGTTGCCGGCGCCGACCGCCGGCATGTTGTCGTCGCCATAGACCGGCTTGCCGAGGATGGTCGACGGACCTTCGGCGGCCGACGGCGGCGACCAGATGAAGTTGCCCTGACCGTCCTTGAACTTGCGCACGGGCGCGAGCGTCGCATCCGACATGAGCCAGGTCGCATTGTTGCGATAGCCCTGCTTCAGCGCGTGATAGAGGTCGATCAGGCAGTCGGCCGGCGAGGCGGACGACGTCGGCGTGATGAAGGTCGAGGCGGCGCCGGACGCGATATAGCCGATCGAGCCCCACGCATAGGACGCATTGGCGACCGTGGTATAGGCGGTGATGCCGCGCGGGCGCTTCACGCCGGAACCGGTCGCGAAGGCGGCGCCTTCCTTCTCGGCGAACTCGATCTGCACTTCGTCGGCGAGCCAGGCTTCGATGTCGACCCGGCCGTCGTCGAGCATCACCTGCGTCGCATAGGGCTCGGCGTAGATTTCCATCACCGGGAATTCGAGCTCGCGAAGCGACGGCGTGGCCGTCTCGGTGCGGCTCTCTTCCTCGCCGACCCAGCCCGAGCCGGTGCCGCCGACATTCACGACCTTGGTATAGGACCCGGTCGAGATGTTGACGACACGCGCGAGCGAGCGGATCACCGAGACGGTGCCGAGCACGCGATCGATGGTCGATTCCATCTCGGTCGGCACGAGATAGCCGCCGTCCGGCTTCGACTGCGTCGTGAGGCCGGCCTTGACGGCGAGGTCGCCGAGCGCGTCGGCGCCAGTGCCTTCGCGGAAGAACCGATGGAACGCCGAGCGATGTTCGGCCTTCGCCGCATCCGGCACGGTCGAGCCGCCGCCGCCCTGACGCAGCGCCGCGATGGTGCGGTTGATGTCGTCGAGGCTCGACTGAAGGCGTCCGACTTCGGCGTTGATGCGCTCGACCTTTTCGGTCGTGACGACGTCGGCGAAGTTCTTCTTGATGCCGGCGAGCTCTTCCGACTGTGCCTTGATGAACGCTTCGACCGTGGTACGAAGCTCGGCGAAGACCGCCTTCGCGTCCGAGGCGTCGGCCCGGACGCCGCCGATGATGCCGCGGCCGATGCCGCGATGATGCATGCTCATTTTGTGACCCCTTTCAGGAAGTTGACGAAGTCGAAGATGTCTTCGGCATTGACGCCAGCGCCCGGCTTGGCGTTGCTGGCAGCGCCCGGCTTGCCAGAAAGAGCTTTCAACAGTTGATCGGCCTGCGAGCGCGAGAAGTTGGCCGCCTTCAAGGCGCCTTCGACCGTCCGCCGCGCGGCGCGGAAATCGAGCGCTTCGGCGCGTGCCTCGGCGACCGTTTCGGGAAGATTGAAGGTCCGATCGGCGAACCGCTTTTCGACGGCGTCGGCGGCGGTCAGCCAGGTTTCCGCGCGCATCATTCGCGCGATCTCTTTCGGATCCTGGCCGGTCCGCGCGGCATAGATGTCGACCATGGACCTGTCGAGCGTTCCGAACACGTCGGCCGCCTCGCGAAAGTCGTCTTCGTTGCCGAGGACCATGCCCCATGACTTATGGATCATGAGGAACGAGCCGAGCCCCATCGCCAGGTCGTCGGCCGCCATGGCGATCACACTTGCTGCCGAGGCGGCGAGCCCCATGACCTGAACCGTCACCTTCGCCGGATGCTCGCGCAGCAAGTTATAGATTGCGAGGCCTTCGAAGAGATCGCCGCCCGGCGAGTTGATGTTGACGGTCACGTCGGCCTTGCCGACCGAGCGAAGCGCCGCGGCGATGCGCTTCGCGCTGACGCCGCCGCCCGTCCAGGGATCTTCGCCGATCACGTCATAGATCGAGATCGTCGCCGGGTCGTCGGCTTCGGCGGCCAGCGGACCGGTCCACCGGTCGAGCGCGTCGTCGGTCGTCTTCCAATTGAAAGGCCGGGCGGCGTCGAGCCCATTGACGGCGGGAAGCGTGCGAAGCGTCATGGCGAAGGATCCTCGATCGGCGCCGGCGGCGCGACCGGCGCGGCCGGCGCCGTCGTCATCGGGTTTTTCAGCGTGTCGCCGCCCGGTTCCGGCCCATAGCCGAACCCCTCGCGGACTTCGTTGACGGTCAGGAACGGCGAATGCCCGCCGGCGCCGAGCGCCTTGGCGAAGAATTCGCCTTGGTCTTTCATCGTGCCGCGAAGCAATTCCGTCTCGTCGAAGTTGGCATAGAGCGTGCGCCGCTCGCGGCTCGGAATCAGCGAACGCGTGATCGCGTCTTCCCAGGCCCTGAACCACGGCGCGAGGCCGAAGCGGACGAAGAGCGTCGCCAATTGCTCGACGCCGGACCCCCACGAGGTTTCATCGACCATCAAGAGCGGCCGCGGCACGCCGAACACGCGCGCGATCTCTTCGACCTGCATCTTGCGTTGCTCGACGTGCTGAAGCTCGGACGCCGAGGCGCCGACCTTGCCGACGTTCATGCCCTCTTCGAGCACAAGCCATTTCCCGGAATTCTCGGCCCCGGCGTAGCGGCTTTGCATGTCGGCGACGAGCCGCGCTCGCGCCTCGGCCGAGAGCTTGCCGGGATGCGTCAGCGTGCCGCCGACCAATTGCCCGTTCTTGAAGAGCCGCGCGGCGGCTTCCTCGGTGCGCATGGCAAGGCCGATCGCCTCGCGCGCTTGATGAACCCGGCTCACCCCGGAGACCCCGTCGAGAGTGAGGCCGCGAAGATGGAAGATCTCGCGATCGGAATAGACGACGCGACCGCCGTCCTTGCGGTGATAGGTATAGGTCAGGCGAAGGTCGTCGCCTTGCTCGACCTTCACGCGCTCGGGATGCAACGGATTGAGCGCGATGATCTTGTCGCCCGACCGGACGATGACCGCATAGGCGTTGCCGTTGGTCAGCGCCCAGGCTTGCATCATGGACTTGAAACCGAACGGCGTCTGAAACCCGTTCGGCTCATACATGAACCGCTCATAGAGCGGATGATCTTCGGCCTCGGTGATCGAGCCATCGGCGCCGCGCCGCATCACGGCGAGCGGGAGCGCGCCGATCGTCGAGGCGATCAGGTCGACCGAACGCCAGACGGCAGCGTTTTGCAGCGCTGTCGCGGTCGTGACGACGGCGCCGGACGCGGTTTCGTGTCCGGCGCGCAGATAGCGACCGAGCTCGTCGACGGTGATTTCAACCCCCGGCCCGAGCGATTGCGTGGCGGCGTTGACCGACCCGACGCGCGATCCGAACAAAGCGGACCGAAGAGAGCCGAGGATTGTCATCAGACGATCAGCGCCCCTCTTGTTTCATAGACCGACGGCCCCTCTTCGTTCTGATAGGCAAGGCCGGCCGCCATCACGCCGGCGACGATCAAGTCGATCTTTTCAGACGAGTCACCCTTCGACGGCATGTAATTCATGTTGCGGTCAAAGCAGCATTCGACGTGACCGGCCATCCATTTCATGAACGGGTGCCCGCCGTGATCGAGTTGCCCGGCATAGACAAGCCGCTCGAAGTGTTTCGACGGCTCGCCGAGCGTCCGAATACCTTGTCGCATTTCGACGAGAAGCTCTTGCGGTACGCCATCCTTGACTAGATCACCGAAGAGCTTGCGCGCATTCCACGGATCGAAGCCGATTTTCTCGACCTGATAGGCGGAAAGCCAATCCTCGATCCCGGCCTTCACATAGTCCTGATCGACATAGTTGCCGGGCGTCGTTTCGAGCGCGCCGGCCGTGACGAAGCGCGTCAGGTCGGCCTTGCCGTTCGCCTTTCGGAGCGCAATGCACTCTTCCGGGATCCAGGCGCGCGCGATGATCTTGACGCGTTCGCCGTCCGTCTCGGGCGGGAAGAGCGCGACGAGGCCGGTCGGATCCTGCGTCGACGAGACGTCGAAGGCGAGGAAGCAACGCCGGCCGCGCAACTCTTCCGGATAGCGTTTCCAGGCGGTCGGGTCCGGCGCGCCCTGATCCCAGGCCTTCGCCGAGAGCCAACGCGCATAGGCCGCCACCCATTGATTGCAATGGTAGCGGCGGAAGTCCGCCTCGGCGCGCGGGTTGTCCTTTGCCTTGGCCGCCTCGCGACGAAGGAAGGCGATCGTAGGCGACAGGCCGAGCGACGGATTGACCCGGCGCCAGACGTCTTCCGACCGCCAATCGTCGTCATCGCTCGCGGCGAACATGACGACGAGGGTCGTCGGGTCTTCGAGCCGGCCTTCAAGGATCGCGACCGACTCGTCGAAGAGCTCGACGCCGGTGATCGCGCTTTTGAGGCCGGCGGTCGAGGCATAGAGCTCGATCGGCTGAAGCCGCGCGCCGGTGCCTTGCCGAAGGAAGGTTTCGAGATCGCGGCTCTTCCACTCGTGCATCTCGTCGCCCGCGATCACGGTCGGCGAAAGGCCGTGTTTTCCTTGCGGTCGGCCGGATAGCAGTTGGAAGAGCGAGCGCGCGCCAGGAAGCCAGATCGATTTTGCCTGCGCCTGCGTCTTGCCCTTCAGCATCGGCGATGAAGCCAACATGGCTTTCATCTTGTTGAGGATGATGCGCGCCTGATTTTCATCGCGCGCAAACACGAAACCCTGACCCGCGACGGTCCCTTCGAGAGCCCAAAACAGGATCGCGAGCGCGGCGAGGAATTCCGACTTGCCGTTCTTGCGCGGGATCCACAGCATCAGCCGTCGGAAGAGCCGGACGTCGACGAGCGCCGGCGCCTGACTTTCCGGGTCGACGATCTCGGTCGGGACCTTCCATCCGACGAGAAGCCGGACGACGATCTCTTGCCAGAAGATCAGCTGGAACGGCCGGCCGGCGAACCGGTCTTCCGTCAGGACGAAGACCTTCGGCCAAAGCTCGACCACGGCGTCGGCCTTGGCGGCGTCAAACCAGGCGCCCGGCTCGGCGGCGGCCGCGGCCCAAGCGCGGCGCGCCCATTGGTAACCAAGGTCGTCGGCGGCGTGCCGGATCCATTCCGGTTCCGGCAGCGCCAGGACGGACGGCGGCGGCGCGGCGTCGACGCCGCCGGTGACTTGCATCTAGTTCGGCCGGCCCGCCGGGTTGCTATCGAATTGACCAAGGATCCCGACGATCTCGGCCGGCGCCGGCTCGACTTCGCCGGGATCCTTGCGCCCGGCGACCATGCCGGGCGAGCGCTCGGCGCCGTCACCGAAGAGCGGGAGATTGCCCGCGCCCATGGCGGCCGCCTGATCGCGCAGAATCTTGTAACGCGCATCCGGCCGCGCGCCGAACGCTTCCTCGATCTCGCGCAGCGACTTTTCGAGCTCGGTGCGCGCGTGGAAGGCCGGGTGCCGTTTCTTGGTCGGCTCGCCGTTGGTGCCGACGGTGTCGAACCACGAGCCTTCCTTGCGCACCGCCTCGTCGGCCGTCACCCAGTCGCACAGATAGCGGCAGTAGCGCGCGAGCGGATAGGCGTCGAGCTCGGTGACGAGATTGAGCCGCGCCAGCATCGGCACGAGGTCATTCCAGACCGCGACCGCGCGCGGCGACTTCGCAACCCATTTCGGAGGCCGGATCGCGCCGACCGCGACCGGCGCGATCTCGACCGGCGGCTTCGGCTTCCGGCGGCCTGGATTGCCCTTGGCCGCCTGAAGCGCCGGCCCGTCAGGCTTTCGCCCCCTTGCCATGCAACCCCCTTTCGGCCTTCAGGCCTGCGCGGAAAAAATCAATCGGCAAATTCGCGCCGAAAGTGATTTTGT